AACAATTGTTTCCTGTGGCTTTAACCAGTAAACCTCGGGTCCTTTATCAGTCTTAAAGTAAACTTCAAAACTCTGAATGGCTGTATTTGTGATAGACTTCATAGATTTAATCCTCATTATATCTAGGCCAGCGGGGGTATAAAAAAGTAAGATTTTTCATAAATTAACATTCGTTGATCAATTTAGTTAATTCTAATTCAGTATTGAAGGTTTCAATCTTTCCAGTAGAAGTTAATAAGAATTGGGGAGAAGGAATATAGGTCTGAAGTTTGAAGCTATACGATCTTCGTAGGACCCTATCCTCTTTATCTCCTAGATCCACACTAGACTGGTCCGTTTCCTGTACTAGAAAACCTTGAGAGTATTTGTTATATGAAGTAACAATCCTAATAGAGGGGTGAAACTTTAAGTGCATCTGTTCACTCATCTGATCTATATCTGATTTATATTTACTCCACACATTAACATCATACAGTAAGTTAACTGCCTTGGGGGCGAGACTAAACACCCTGAATGCTCTCTGCCTAGACTCACTCCAAACTTTTGTGTTGAGAACTATCTGTCTAGGTCTTCTTCTATTCTCGTCTTCCTCAGACGAGGTTTGGACAATAGAGATAATGGGTAAGATTATATTGTTGTCTTGCTTCAGTTTGGCTATGGTTCGCTCAGGATTACCATGAATACATCTAATGTTTATAGTTCCATCGTCTGCATTGATATACTTAAGGCCAGAAAACATCTCCTTTACAGCCTTCAGAGATTCCCTATAAATAAAGGAAATATTCTCTTGCTGATTAAAGGAAGCCTCCATTATAGACTTCAAAATAGATAAAGAGGATCTTCCGCGAGTAGGAGTAGAGGAAGAAACATCTGTTTCTATTATTACGGGTTTTCCGCTATCATTATATCCCATTATTTATTCCTCATACACGGGACCACCGCGCTCATTAGACACTTTAAGCAGAGGTTGGTCCTGAATAGTCTCTGTGTCACGCAGGAGTTTAGCAGTACAAGATAAATGGAACACTCCATACACTTCAAAGCTGTCTTCCTGTACCTCAAATATTTCATACTTCTGATTTTGGAATTTCGGCATAACCACATCCCCAGGATGAGGTCTGCGAGTTAGTCTTCTCTCGATATAGTCTTTGTTAAATACGAATACCTGATCGTTTTGAAGCTCAATACCAAACTGGGTGAGGTTTTCCTCTAAAGCTCTCGGTTCGTAATGACCATAAACTATTACAGGTTCGCTGGCTATGGGCTTGTTCCTTTGCTCCATGTAAACCTCATCGAAGTCCTCGTCTACTTGGTGGTACTTGTAGTACATAAGTTTAGAGCCAGCTAGACGAATGATTTCATCATCAACCAGATTAAAAAGATTAATATCAGGATTAGTAGGATCAAATAAGTTAAGTTCGCTTTCGATATCCTCATCTACATCTAAGAATGAGTAATCATTTGCTTGGAAGTTCTTCTTTTTCATTTTTTAGGTTTCTGATTCTGTGCTGACTGTGCTTTCAAGAATACTTTTCTAGCTTGTCTACCCCTTCTAGGGGCTACAGCTAAGTTTTTAGCTACCTGCCTCCCTTTTCCTGTCTTGGTGCTTCTCCAGGCTGCGGTGAGGTGAGACATCTTTTCAATGAACCTATGCGGTTGGGTCCTCGTTAGAGTAGCGAAGGCAGGGAGAGGACGGTAAGTATCGGATCCAGTAAGTCCCCCTACTTTTTTTAGAGTTCTTAAGTGGGCCGTAGGCTGCCCCCCTATTCCTGGTCTTTTAACTAATTTTGCTGGCTGATCGCCCGTTCTTGTTCGCTCGTCTCTTTCATATAGCACACTATCAGCTAATCGTCTCGCTAATTTTCTAGCAGTACTAGGAGGTCGCCACTCTTTCCTTGCTGAACTGGGTTTGTTCATAGCTTTAAGCCAAATAATCTTCTGTGCTGCGGAGAGTCCTTTGGTAAGCTTAGGGATATCGTACAGTTTGGGGAACATCTCTTCCTTAGTAGCCTCATCCACATCATCAGGTTCCTCTGTGCCATAAACTTTATCCTGGCAGTTCTGGCACATTCCACTTATTCCATGCTCCTTCTCGGATAGTGCGTCTGTAAACTCCCCCTTACCTCCTCCACAAGTCGCACACTTCCCCTTACTCACATTTTCTTTTTCCTTTTTGAATTTAGGTAGTTTGAAAACGGGTCTATTTTTATCAGGTCCCTCAGGAGATTTGCGAATTTCATAGAGATCGGGATTCATTGGCACCGTGGGATCAGGGAAGATAGGAGGAGCATCACTATGGGTTGCTCGTTGTAGTCTAGCCTTCTGTCTTTTCCTAAAGGCTTGCACGATGGGATCTCTGGGAGTACGGGGGTTGAGAGGAGTTTGAGCTTCATTAGTCTCGTCTGGTTCTCTGCGTGGTAGAGTCCCTCTCGGCTGATCAGGTCTATCCCGTCTAAGTTTTTCAACGGTAGCCCCACCTGTTTGCTCCGCACCTCTATACAACTGTCTGGACAGCCTGTTTGCAGCACTTCTAGAGATATCCCCTCCCCCCTGCTCTGTACTAGCACCAACAGCCGCTTTATCCACTTCCTTATCATGGTCTGGATGTCCCCTCCAAGTTTTAGACGCCCGATTTATTGCATCCCTAACGCCACCGTGCGTTACATCAATATGTGTATTACCACTTTGATGAAGTCTAGTTTGTGATTGACCAGCCACCGTCTTATCAAATTTTGCTTTCGCTTTTGCGTCTCGCGCATCTCGGGCATTTTTTGCGTCGATTGAGGCTTGATGCTCAGGAGTTCTTGTCTTACGCTTTTTTCTTTTTTTACCCTTCGCTTCGTTAATATCTCTCATTTGGCTTCCTTCTTTTTAGACTGTATTAGTTGATCTTGCTGTTGTATCTGCATATAGAAGGATTGTTCCCACTTTCTTACAAGCTCCTGAATTGAGGAGTCTTTATAGTACTTTGCATTATCGTTGGTATTCCCTACACACATATATTCTCCTAATAAGTACTGAATCTCGGAGGTTCTTCAATCTCTGATAAGAGAGATTCTTCTAACTCCTTTTTCTCAGACGCTGATGCGCTACTTAGAGCTTGACCATTTAAGTTAGCCCCTCCCCCTGGAGAAGGTAAAGATTGATACTTACCTCTGATCTCCCCTAAGATACCCTTAGCACAGGCCAGAGCATACTTTTGAATAAAGTTTTTATACGCAGGATGCATAGTTCCTGAATCCAATGCCCTGTATTCAATGATAACAACTTGATCTCCGAGAACAGGCATAGGGTAAACCTGGATATACTGGTTATTAACTACATCAAATGATCCCTCTTGACCCAGTACTTTCCTGATCATCTCCATGTGGCTTTGAAGAATATAAAAATCACTCACACTAAAATCTGAAAAGAGAAAGTTGTCTTGAAAATATTTAATGAAAAAGTCAAATTCCAATGTACCAGCTTGTCCCTGAATGCTTAATAGAGTTTTCTTATACGCACAGTAGGTCAGGTTATCTAGAATATACCTAGGAAGTTCATACAAATTGGCATTAGCAGTAGTATTAAACGAACAAAACTGCGTAGTCCACATAGGAGCATGATAAAATAGTTTAGTTACAGCCTCATCTATGCACGATTTAATCTGGAATGGGGTTAGCTCCACCCTGACTACGGGGTGCCCTAACCTCGCAAGTATAAAGTCTTTAACAGTCTGCTCATAGAAAGAAAATTCTTCCAGGTTTCCCATTGTAGAATCATTTAGACTAGAGGTGATTATCTCGCCTCTAGTTTCTGATTCATAAATTCCTTGCCCGTACACCTTAGTAGCAAAGGAGTTACCGTAATGATTAACCTTCGGTCTTATCGCTGCCATCTAAATTTTCCTCTTCGGGAACTGCTAAGTCAGCAGCCTTCTTTACAACCACCTTTTTCTCCTTCTTAGCTCTTGTCTTATACTTTCTACGAGGGGGAGCAATACTATCTGATAAATTTAGGGCTGCTTGGGGGTCTAGCTTCTCTAGAAATCCATAATTAAGAACTTCAGAAGACGAAAAAACCTCATTGGGCAACACTTCTTTAACCATATTCTCTAGTTGAATAAGCATTTTGAATTTAGAGTTGTTCTTGTATCTCATAATAAACCTCTCACTATATATAGCCTAAAAGAAAAGGGTTAGGAGTAAAAACTCCTAACCCTTTGTTTTTCCAACCTAAAGGTTACTAGCCGATAGTGTTGTCACCCGTGCCGAACCTATCGAACGGAGTGAAGAGGTAGTTGGCAGTAGGCCCAACAACTCTAATAATCCGATAGAATCTAGCCGCTGGCTCGATAGCAAGCTTACCGTATCTAGTCAGGATCCCCTTCCTGGGTTGGAAGGTATCGGGATCGTAGATAGTAGGAAGCTGCTGGAGCGGAATGTATGGGCAATAAACATACCCTGCATCCATAGGACCAGAACCCTTGTAACCCATCATAATCTCGTCTTGAGGATACAGCGGGTCAACATAGAGGTCATACTTGCCAGCAAACTTACCCTTATAAAGGATTTTGTTAGCAGTATTAGTGGTCGGACCCATATCAGAAGGCAGACCACCCTCAAGTTTCGACGCACTTTCAAGGAGCGAAGCCATGAGAGGTGAAGTGAGAATCCAGTTACCAGGACCACGATGCGTACTAGTGTAAATGTCTTGCGAAGCTAAGTTAAGCGTAGCAAGCAAGTTAGCATACACATGACCGACATGCTGTGGAGCAAACGGTAAGGCAGAGCTTGAGAAGTCGATAACAAAGACATTCGCAAGCGTACCAGAGACTGGACCAGAACCGAAACGGTTGCTAGTAAAGTCGTACAGGTACTGCGCTGGCGTAAAGCCCGTGCCATCATCCATGAACTGGTTAGAGTTCGGCTGATCAAGCATGGCTCTGTTGAAACCCCCGACAGGGTAGGTTTCGTCCTTAATATCGTAAGCAAGCATTCGAACATCTTCGATAAGCTCACGGTCGATTTCAAGACGAAGTTCCTTACCAAGCATGTCAGTAAGTTCCTTCTCAAGATCCAGGTTATGGTAAGCCTTGAGATCCTGTTGAGCTTCAAGCGTCCAGAGGGCTCTCATCTTACGAGTACGAGCGGCAACTGGCTGTTGCTCAATATGCAGGTTCATCTCAGGGATGCCAGTACCAGCAAGATGCTCACCAGAGGAGACATCAATGCCGTAGATCTTCGAGGTATCAGGCCAAGAAGCGATCTGACCACCGATAGTAGTGTCAGGCATACCTTTCGCAGTAGCCCCACCAGCATTACCAGTACCAGAAAGCATCGAGCTAACAGTTACGCCAGCCGCGCCTCCACCACAAACATCAAGATCCCAGTTTCCACCACTAAAGATAGCGGAGGCAACTAAGTTGCGGTAAGTGAGGTTCCACTTACTATAGATGTTCTGCTCTGTCTCACCCGATTGACGGGAAGTACCCATATAGAACACTTGAGAAACAGGACCCTGCATAGGTTGGACAGAAATGATATTATTGGCAATCAACTCGGGCCAAACCCGACGAACGAGAGGGAAAGCAAACTTCTGAAAAGTTCCTAGCTTACCAACCGTAGTAGTGCCAGCAGAGTTAGCTTCATCAATTTGATCAGAGACGATAGACTTTGCTTGGTTCTCTAATAATTGAGCGGAAACTCGTCTCTGATAGTCATTTTCAATTCCTTCTAAGACAGGAGCCCATTTTTCGACAATGTGATTATCAATATCAAACATAATTACTCCTTATTGAATGGCATATAAGCCATGACTTCATCAGTTAAGAACTCGTTACTTGCGGAACGAGGTCTTTTTTGCGCTGCTATATTTTCAGCAATTATTTGCGCTTTTTCAGATGATTTGAAAGGTTGCTCGGTAGACTCCTCTAGCCTTACCAAATTATCGACCAAACTTTCTCTCTCTTCTTCCAGAGAGTCGATTCTCCCTGAAAGTGTATTTAATAGTTGCTCTAACTCTTCATTAGAACTAAGGGACTTATTGAGTTCTTCAATAAGCACATCCCTTTCTTCCGAAATCTCTTCATGCTCCCTTAGCATATGAGAGACTGCTCTCTCATCATCCTCTTCTGTTAACTCAATAGCCATGAGAGACTTAAGAGATTCATACAGAGTAGCATTTCGCATAGCTTCGGAGTCATAGTTGAGTTCCGTTAAAGCTTGTTCTTTTAATTCATCAATTTTTAATCTAAGAAAACTCTTTACTTTATTTTCCAGATCTTCAATCCTTCCTTCCACTTCTTCAACGATTAAATCGTTTACTAAAGTAGCGATCTGAGAAATAGAAGCCTCAGAGAGCCCTTCGGGAAGAAGATCAACGATATTATTCATATTTTTAGTCATGCTTTAACTCCAGTATCTAAGTATATTTAGAACACTTCAAATTTAAAATAAATAAATTTTTATTTTTTGCACCTATAGATCTTTATCTAGGGTGACTCTACCTTGCCCCATTGATCTTGGTTTGTTTTTAGAAAATCTCTTATCTTTACTAGGATCTCCCTTCTCTCCGAAAGATCCACTCGGGCCTGGTTTCAGGGAATCATACGGACCAGACCGCTGACCTCCAATATCGGAATCATGTGAACTTACGCCCTGCCGTGAGTGGCCTTGGGTTTGGTGGGTTTGTTGTGTCCTCGTAGGCCCAGTATCTTGCTTACCCTTACTCCCAACAACACCAGCGGCAAGGGCTGCGGCTAAAGCACCACCAATCAACAGCTTCCTTCCTCTAGACATCTTCTTAACATGACCTCGCCTTTCCCAGTTCTTACTGGTAAACTCAAGGAGCATTTCTTCGTTAGAGAAAATAGCGGACATTAAACAGGACTCAAACGAATCGTTTACTTTCTTTTTCTTTTTCTTCCCTCTCTTTGGCGGTCTTCCCATAAGATAATCAGACATAGCTTGACCCTGTTCATCGGATTCAAACTTTTCTCCAGACATGGGCATAGTTCCAGGAGGGGGACTCCCTTGAACCATTCTTCTAACAGACCCTGCTGTGGAGTGGGGACACGCTAACGGTTGATGCCTCTTACCTGTATCTGATCCACCTTCTCCCCCAGGAGTTGGACCTCTTCGTTGGTAGGAGCTATCCTTCTTTTTAGCTTCACCTAAGATGATTTCATCAATAAGATTCATTCGTCCTCACCCTCGCCAGCCAGTTCGTGCTCGGGGTAGTAGCGGTCCGCTCCCGCCTCGTCGGGGACGCCGAAGCGCCTGGGTTTGAGCATGCTCCTCGGTCGCGCAGCGTATCGGGGGGGGCGACCTTCCCGCTTCGCCGCCGCAGTCTCCTCTTCTTCTCGCTTGATCCCTGCCTTGACCATTTTTTCGTTCGCCTCCCAGTCCTCCAGGGAGCGGGCGTAGTGCTTGCGTCCGCTGCTTGCTTCTGCTATCTCTCTTACACGATCTTTGAGTTTATTTTCAGCGAGTCTCTCCATACTGCGGGTGTAGACATATTCTACACTATCATTGGTTCCTTTTCTAAACATTTTTTTAATCGCACCACGAATTCCACCCTTCTTCTTCTTCTTTTTCTTCGCCGCTTCCCTCGCTTGCCATGCCTTATTTTCTTCGCTCCTCTTCTGCCCCCTCATTAAGTCCTGCTGCGTTGCCATATAGTTTGCTCTTCGGGCTGCTGCCATATGCTCAGGCTCACTTCGGTTGGGATCATCGGGACCTCCATAAGGATCGTCCATTTTCGGCCCAAACATCTTCTTTCTCTTCTTTTCTTTATCCCATAATGAAGCGTCTTCGAACCAATCTCCACCAGGACCTGATTTACCTCCCTCATTTAATTTATTCTTTAGCATAGTAATAAAGACTCTTTCCTCTACGGCTTCTTTAAGAGTTCTTTCATACTTAGATTCTTCTAAAATTCTACTTTCAGAAATGGAGGGGTAGGCTCCTCGCGTAGAGGGGTCTGCGACGAGATCAAAGGTTACTAGATTGTAGTCTTCGTTTACAGTCTTCTGCCCTGTCATGTGATCTTCACTCAGAGTACCAAGCCCTCTTGAGGAGATACCAATTTTTACACCATCAGTAATTAAAGCTTGAGCAACTTTACCGTTCGGAGTATTAAGAATCTCAGCTTCGCCAAAAACTTCAGCACCTTCCATCCAAAGTTTAGTGACTAGGTGAGAAGCATTAGTAAGTTTCACAGTATCATTTTGAGGGTGATCAAGTTCTCCACACAAGCGTCTTTCTTTGATGAGGGGCTGAAGCTTCTTTACTTGGTTCTCCAAAATGGTTCTAGGGTAGACACGCTTATTTTGGTTAGCTTCATCTGCTCTTTGGAATAAGCCTCTTACTTTGGGACAATGATTATTTTTTAAAGAAGCCTCTTCAATCACTTGAAGAAAGCTTACTGATTGTACATCTGTGAGTAGCATTATTTTTTACCTTTATAAGTTTTCTTCAGCCTCTTACCAGAAGCTGAGTGATATTTAAGTGCAGTTCTAACTGAATGAGCTTTGATTGAAGACCACCCAGCAGAGGGGGTTGAACTTCCTGGAGTGAACCCCTTAGCAATCCTACCTCCAGAAGTTGGCACCTGTGGTCTTTGGGAACCTCGTCCTTTACTTGTAACATATGTCCTATCAGCCCCATCTGTAGTCCAGATTTTTCCAGGGCTTGTTCGCTCTAAAGCTTGTTGGATTGTGTCGTAAGTAGGCATTCTAGATTTAGTAGACTTCAGCTTCCCCTTTTTCTTATGCTTTTTTTTTTGGCTTCATTCATAATAGAGTCTCTCTTATTAGAAACCACTTCGGTCATTAAGTTTTGCCAATGATCATTCTCACCTGACTGATCCACCTTAAGGTGTTCACTCATGATTCCCAACTCTGGGTTATTCTCTTGGGGGGAGTAAGAGGAGTGTACCCCTCTAGCACCCGTCATTCCGCGCTCATGCTTCTGTGTTTGAGCATCTCGTTCCATTCCGCGCTTATGCTCACCTTCCTTAGTTCTATCTTTGGTCTGCGATGCGTAGCGATGAGTTCTTGCTTTATCCATGCGTTCAAGTCCTCTACCCATACCACGGGCAGTATCACCAGCCAACTTCCCTATACCTCGGGCAGCATCACCAGCCAGCTTACCACCAGTTTCAAGACCTCTCTTAACTAAACTTCCAGCACCTTCAAGACCTTTGCGAAGGGTATCACCCCACTTGCCTTTACCTGCTTGCTTTCTATCGTGTTCAGTTTTCTCCATCCCTCTGCGGTGTTCACCCTCTGCCCTTTCCTCACCTCTGCGGTGTTCTCCTTCAGAGTCACTCTCACCAGTAGTACCTCTGCGTCCACCATCGTCACCACCCCTGGTGTCATCATCATCTCGATCAGCAGCACCAATATCGGGACCTCCGCGACCTCCGCGACCACCACCATCACCATCACCATCATGCCGTCCTCGGAAAGTTCCCCCAAAACCTCTTCCTCTTCTCCCACCACGACCTCTATCGTGTTCTAAGTCTTCGTGTTCAAGGTGGTCGCCAGTATCCCTTATTCTGTCCCGTGTAGTTCTATTGTCTCCACCATCTCCAGGCTCATCATCGCCTCTCCCTCTAAAAGTTCCTTCGAAACCACGCCCGCCGCGACCTCTGCGACCTCTTCCACCTTCTTCTCTTCCACCTTCTTCGCCTCTTCCTCGACCTTGTGTTCCCCTTGCTCTGCCTTCAGCCTCATCTCCGTGCTGTCTTTCGTCTGCTGCTGTGCCTTGTGCTGCCCTTGCTCTTCCTTCGGCCTCATCTCCATGTTGCTTTTCGTCGGCTGCTTCTCCCTTCATTCGCCCAATCGTTTTCTTCATCTTGCTAACTTTTTTTCCGACTAGTTTTCTAGCCGCTCGGCCTGATTGGACTCCGTGAGTTCTCTCGTCTTCTGCTGACTGCTCTCCTTTATCAGCCCGTTCGCCCTCTGCCTCTCCGTGCTGTCTTTCGTCTGCTGCTGACTGTTGTGCTGTATCTCTTTCGGATCTAGCCTTAGCAATTTCCCTCGCTGCTTTTCGTCCCGCATCCTTTGTAGCAGCCTTCGCTGCGACATGTGCTTTTCCCGCTGATTGTCTTTCTGCTGCGTCAGCCCGTTCACTCTCTGCCTCAGCGTGTTGCCTTTCGTCTGCTGCTTCCCCCTCACCTTGTTCTCTACCAGCAGCGTAACCTTTCGGACCAGCCTCTTTTGCTTTCTGCGTCTGACTTATTGCTTCACCCTCTACGCGACCTCTACTAGCCTTTGCTTCAGCTTCTCCTGCCTCTGCTGACCGTTGCCCTGCTTGTGCTTCCCTCTTCTGTCGCCCTGCTCTCCTCGTTTTATCTCTAAGCGTAGCTCTACTCTTTTTGCCCTCGTCTATTCTGTTACCTTCCCAAAGGACTAAATCATAAAGCTCACCACTCCTTCCCTCTTGCAATAAGAAAGAAAAGGAATCCATCCTCTCTAAAGTTTCATGAAGATCGTAACCTTCGTCTAAAAGGCCACAAGTCACAAGGGCATTCATGGTGTCTGATTTAAATAACATAACTATCTCCTATACTTTCGCAGTTTTCTTACCTTTTTCATTACTTTAGGAGCAGGGGGAGCGGTAAAAGGTTCCGACTGCATTAGATTAAATTTCTGATTAGTTCCAACAGACCCACATCCTGTCATTTCATCTAAACGATTAACTAAGGACTCTGCTTTCTCAACGAGGTAAGAAAGTTGTTCAACTAGCATGGAGATTGGGTCCGCTGCCTGTTCTGGAGGTTCTTCGTAGTACTCCTCCTGCACATCCTCTTGAATTGGCATTATCTCGGAAGAAATATTTCTTCCAGACATCATTTCTTGTATTTGACCAGCGTTAAGATCAATATTAGAAATATCAGGCATGTCCGCTTCTGCGGCTACACCCCCCCCACCACTAAAGGAGCTTTTCTTTCCTTCGTTAATACCTTCAAGATCCTGAAGGATCAAAGACTCAGCGTAAGAACCAATAGAATCCATTGGGTCTACTCCTCGTCTTCGTATTCAGCTTCTTCTTCTAAAACTTCGGTTACTGCTTCGACAACAGAAAGAACACTATCAATATGCTCAAGAAGTTGCTCTTCGGGAAGCTGGCTTAAAAGAGCGTGAATATCTTCAAGATCAAAGCCCTCTTCTTCGTCAGACTCTTCGTAGTAGCCTCTCGACCCTTCTTCAAGAACACCTTGTTCGGTGTACTCACTTTCTAAGGGACGGACTCCCACTCTTTCCCAAGCAGCAGACTCTAAAAGAGTTCTGCGAAGCTCATCGGTTAAGTTCATTTTAAAATCCATAATTATCTCCAATAAATTTAGGTAGTAGCTAGATGCTATAGTTATCTAGTGGTTAGTAAACCCAAAAACATATATTTTCTTATTTAATGTAAGGAAGAATATATACACCTCATTATTCTGTAATAGGGATTGACCACCAAGGTCCCCACTTGGGAACTCCATCCCCTTCATCAGGATCATAATCACCCCAAAAATTATTTTTGGCCCGTATCAATACCGAACCAGACGATTGACCTGTACTCCCTGAAATGTGCCCCGTGATTGGGTTTAGGCTCATCCCTCCAGGCATACCCTGTGACTCATACTCTAAAGGAATAGGGTCCTGCCAGAACGCAGGGATCTCACTATTCGGAGGGAAGATTCCTACAGTAGGGTAGTTTTTAGCTACTACTTGTCCCATACCTTGATCCCCTGGGTCCTCTTCATGAATAGGAGTCCATCCTGCATTTTGAACTCCGTCCCAAGGATAAAGGTCAATAAAATCGTCTTCAGTTATTACACCCCCCTGGTACTGCACAATAGCAGTCCCAGGCACATATCCTACTGTATCCTCTCCTTCTTCTCCCCCTGGTCCACCACCCCCTGGTGCCCCTGGCCCAGAGTCAGCGAACACATCTGGAGAACCGTTATCTGCTACGGTCCCACAATCAATTAAGTCTGCATCCCTATGAACTCCTATTCCTTCTACAATAACATCAGGACTCCCTACAGTAGCATTCCCCATCCCGTGACAGGCAACAGGAATACAATGCTCAGAGGTATAAGGATCTCCAATTACAGCTATTAGAATATTATTAGCATAGGTTTTAACCGCATTTGTAGATGTTATCACCCCTAAAGGATCATACCCATGACTCTGTGCATTATCCACACCCTTCCTAATTACCCTAGGCATCAGGTCTACCTCCGCTAGGGATAAACTGTTTAGTAGGTACTCTCTCAGTAGCTACTTTTCGTATAGCTTCTATCTTCTCGAAACTATCACCAACAAATTCTCTGTCTGAAATATTATTGTAAACCTCTTTATCAATAGAGGTGGGTACGCTTCCCGTGCGCGTTCTTATTATTCTAGATCTAGCAGCAAAAGAATTTATATCGTCAGAGATAAAGTTATTAGATTTGGTATTCTTATACCATCTAATATTAGTTTTACTATTACCCATCATTCTCGCTGTCCCTTCTTTTACTTGCTCAACTACCGCAGGATTAGAGAGCCCACCAAATAGTGAGTAATATCCCTTCGCTCCCAATCTAGCAAGCACATCATAAATAGTAACACCTTCGGACAATATAAACCTTTCAGCTATTGTATTCACCACATTCACTAAGTTTGAGATAGGATCAATAGTCCTTACTGGCTGCTCTCCATTTTTATAGTTACTTACTACATCAAATAAAGGATCCTCCGTGGTAACATAAGCTATCTCGTCCATCGTACCATCATAAGGAGATCCAGGATAAGTAAGTTCATACCCAGGGGGAGGATCTAATTTAGTCTTATATACACTTTCTTCTAATCCCCTATGGAACCGTACCGTCCTAACAGCCTTCTGAGCTTGATTTTGAAGAGTTAATAATTCAGAAAATGTGTGATAGGGAATATTTTTAGTTAGATTAGTAGGTATTAGTCTAATACACTTTGGAATTTCTCGTACTAAGTTTATATTTGTATTAGGACCAAAATAGCTTAAACTTGGTTGAGAAAATTCAAAGTTAATGGATGCCCCATTGGAAAGCATAGTCCACATAGGATCATCATAGTCTAGATAGTAGTACCTCCATGGGAAGGGGCTCCCAGCGATAGTGGATGAAGCTGCTGACTCGGAAGAGAGGGCATAAGATGCCTCTGTTACTCTCACTAAATCGGTAGGTCTTCCCACATCTTCTATAGTGCTGGGGTTCAGTACAAGCAAATACTCAAAGTCTAGTACTGGTGGAGTGCTGGATGCAAGCATAGTAGCAGTATCCTCCATCTCTGCTACCATTACAGGTCCCTCTAGTACGCCTGTCTGTGAGAAAAACTTTTGTTTTACATCATTATCAAGAACATATGCATATTGAAGGTTATCATGATCTACAGGTATATTTATAGTTGTAGCGTTATGGACTATAGGTATTTCGTAATTATCATTTAAACTTAGCTTAACAGCCCTACTTCCATGCGTAAATGTTACGGTTTCATCATTACTAACGAACGCTCTAATAGTATGACTACCTCGGGCAAAAGCAACATTCAAACGAATGTCTTCAGGAACTACAAACCATTTCTTCAGCTTTCCTATTGTGTCTGGATCGTCGTATTTTCTATAGTCGATGCTCTTAATGTTATCAATGATTGTACCAAAGAGATTACCAGGATCTGTAACCAAGCTAGGGATTTTTCTAGCTCTAACCTTTTTCTTATTTGCTTGTGCTTCTTTAATTCTTTGTTCTCTAACCAACCTAGCTGTAAACCCGTAAGTACTTGGTGTTCCTAGAGATAAATCATTCCCTGTTCTAATAGGATCAGAGTAGTTGTAGGGGTCTGGGGTGGGCTCTTTTAAACTTTTATAATATTCCATGTCTATATCATCTACTCTACCCAATAACATCATTTTATGAATAGCATGGAGAAATATATTTCTAGATATTTTTGATCCTCCAATGTCTATAAATGAATCGAAAATTCTAGCCACATCAGTTTTTAAACTCTTATACATATGGATGCTCTGCATATCAAAGAGATAGTGTGCATCATAATCAGCACGATCATTCTCCATAATTTCTAATACAGCAGATATCCCTCTATGGATAACCTTTTTAAAGAGACTACTGCCTGAATTACTATTATTAATATATGGAACATAATCTCTAGAGATATCAACAACTTCCTGTTGAGTAGGAAGCTGAAAGCTAAATCTTGCGTCCTCTAACCCATTAAAGCTTAACCCTGAACCTTTCACAAGAGAGGACTGCATAGAAGGAGCAGCATAAAACCCTGGATCAGCCCTACTGGAGAATTTAGGAACACCTTCTTGGTTAACCATATGCATATCTCTAGTACGAGGCCCAAATTGGTTAGTTACTTTAGTGGTAAATGCAGGGATAGCGAAGGGGGGATCAAACCTTCTTAGTAAAGCTAAGTGAGCTTTGTTTCTAATAGATAAGAAGGTAGAGTTTACTTTGGGTAACATCAGAGATTTAGTTTGAGAAATAATGTAAACTCCTTTTTTAGTTTTTATTGCCCCTGTAAACTGTGCTAAATTGAATTCTCTTCTTCCCCTAAAATAAATCTTACCTCTACCAAAAATAACTTTTCCGTCTCCCCCAACATCAAAAGAATCATCGTGAGCTAACTCTATACTGTGGTTTCTTCCTGTAACAGTATAAGCATTATACCCCCCATCACCATCAGGCTCTCTAATGAAAACAGTACCTCCTTTAGAAGGAGCATCTAAAGCTACCAGACTATTTCCTCCTCTGGTATAGAGCTTAGTGTTTAATTGAGTAGAAAACAGTAATCTCCATAGATAGAAATACTTTCTAGCAGGAAGGGGGGAGGTTGCTACTTTCTTTTTAATATTATCAAAGTACTTTGACCACCCAACCGTATCAACAAATTCATTCTCCACCCAAATATAAGGATTCTTACACATCCTAATTTCAGTTGTTTGAAGGGGGAAAATACCATCAAACTTTAAATATCCATCGTGCCCCTCTTGCGACACTACCTTTTGTGAGAACTGTTGAATATCATTAAAGTAAGCAACAAGAGATCCTCCCCCGTAGCTTAACTTGGGAGCAAGTTTAGAAGTCCTATTCGTAAAATAGGTAGACGATGATCTTTTATAAAGCGGTTTGGCAACCACGAAGGTTCCAAACTCGCTTATAACCCCATCAGCGAATGCACTCTTGTAGTCGATCCTACCAACAGCCCCTGTAGTTCCTCCACTATAACCCTCATTACCTCCCCCACTTTCTCCAGGTGGTCCAGGTTCCCCACCACCGCAATCATATGGAGGACTCATTTCGTCTACACATTCCCCATCACAAAAATCGTCTTCTGTTGATTCTCCACTACAATCATCACAGTAATCAATAGGTGAACCATCTTCCGTACATTCAGAGTGAGTTACAGTACAAGTACATTGTTCCCCCGCCAGACCTGTACAAGGAACATTCTCTGTATCTCCCTCTACACAATGGAAACATTGTTTTTCTCCACAATCCGTAGGATCACCAACCACATCCCCACAATTCTCAGTTCCACCACAGGTATTATCTGTATCACTATTTGTAGGGCACTTGCCAACAGGAAACTCACCTAAATCTACACAATCATGGTGCTGAGTAATGCAATCACAAGGACCCCCACTCTGAGAATTACCGTTGCAATCACACTCCTCGCTGGTAGTGTCCCCAGCGGCACACGCATAACAATGCTCTGGTGGTTCAAGAGTAGGAGTTGTGGTTGTTGATGTTGTTGTTGTTTTTGTTGTTGTTGTGGTTGTAGGTGTTGTTGTGGTTGTTGTGGTTGTTGATGTTGTTGATGTTGTTGGTGTTGTTGTGGTTGTTGTGGTTGTTGTGGTTGTTGATGTTGTTGATGTTGTTGGTGGTGTGGTAGTAGTCTCAGCTTTGGTAGTAGTTATTGTCCCAAAGTCAGGAGGAATCCCAGGACCATTCCCAGGACCACCAGTATCCCCACCATCGGGAGGATCTTCAGGTGGAGGTGGTGGGGGAAAGACAAAGCATAGCTTATCGTCATATGCAGGGTTTGCCATTTTATTTTACTTTAGTACCAGAGTAGTCGTTCCATCATGGGGCATATTTGCATTGTATAGTAAGAACCCATCATTTTCCCAACCACTAGGGAACGCTGTAACTTCAAAAACAACTGTAGGATAGGTACATGCACCTACTTGATCACACTTAGTCTCTAGAGCAGAACTCTGAGCAGGAATAAAACCAGTAGTAGAATCCCCTACTGTAA